AAGAACGGTGGAGTCATGAATCACGAAACTGTGGAGTCGATCAGTAAGCGTAAGAAACCATTCACTGTAGATTACACAGGTTTTGGGTGGGTCATGATTAAGAATGGAGTCTTTGAGAAACTCCCATACCCTTGGTTCGCTCCAAAGATGCAAGTCTTTGAGTCAGGTAAGGTTCAGGACATGTGTGGAGAAGACGTATCGTTCTGTTTAGACGCTAAAGAGTTAGACTATGAGATTTGGTGCGATCCTCGTATCAGAGTCGGTCACGAAAAAACTCGTATAATCTAGGGCGTGACTCGTATGAACACTAATCAAGGAGAATTTAACTAGTGGCAAAGATGTACACAACGGGTGGAAGGGAAGAGATCCTTACCCGCCCGAAAAAATCTCGACAAGGACAAGGCAAACATACCAAGTATGCCGCTTCCTCTCGTAATGGGAAAGCCAAAAGAAGTCGAGGACAAGGAAAATAAATAAAAGGGACTCGAAAGAGTCCTTTTTTATTGAATAGAGGTAACATGGAACCAAAAATGTTAAGAGAAATCTCAAATGATGCTATCACACCGAAGAAAAAAGACGTAAAAGTACAAAATGACCTCTATGAAAAGAAAAATGATGGTGATTTTTATGAAGGACTTGACTATGATGATGAATTCTACAGTGGTGCTGAATTATAATACTAATTTCCTTGATAAATAAAGATATATTTACTACGTATATAATAAAATAGATGCCTTTAGAGCGAGTTAGTCAAGGTTTTAAAGACCTTAGTATGTCATTTCAGGCAAATCCCCTGAATGCAGACCTTATTGGTCTTAAGAATGAGAATGCAATCGCTCGTTCAGTGCGAAACATTGTCATGACTACACCAGGAGAGAAACCATTTAATGAAAACTTTGGTTCAAAGGTGAGTGGACTTCTATTTGAGAACGTAGATGACATTACTGCTGCTGTAATTGCAGATGAAATAGAAGAATCTATAAAAAATTATGAACCTAGAGTGTCTTTAAGGAACCTAGAGGTGTTTCCTGACTTCGATAACAACTCATTTGATGCTGTTATTACCTATGACATCATAGGAGCAGACGCACCACCACAAGAATTACAGTTCGCTCTGTTACCAACGAGATAAAATGCCATTAGTCAATTTTTCTAATCTGGATTTTGACCAGATTAAGACAACGCTTAAAGAATATCTTAAAGCAAACTCCAATTTTACGGATTATGACTTCGAGGGATCTAACCTTTCCTCGATTATTGACGTATTGGCATACAATACCTACATAACTTCTTATAATGCTAACATGATATCCAATGAGGTGTTCATTGATAGTGCTACTTTAAGAGAAAATGTAGTCTCATTGGCAAGAAACATAGGATATGTACCACGTTCAAGGAAAGCAGCAACTGCATCGATCAATTTTTTCGTAGATTGTTCAGGTGTTATACCAACTCCTGCTACTTTAACACTTAAAAAAGGTCCAATAGCATCAAGTGAAGGTGCTTTTGGTGGTCAATCGTTTATTTTTTCAATTCTAGAAGATATTACAGTTCCAGTCAATGATGGAATTGCATATTTTGACGATATTATCATTTCTGAAGGCACATTATTAACTTCAAACTTCACTTATTCTGGAAGAAACCCAAATCAGAAGTTTATTTTACCAAATAGTGGAATTGATACTGCATTAATCTCTGTTACAATTAAAGGAAACCAGCAATCAACAACTTCTACAAAATATACGACTCAAGATAGTCTTTTAGACATAAAATCTGACTCAAAAGTCTATTATTTACAAGAAATTGAAAATGAAAGGTATGAAATTTTCTTTGGAGACGGAATTTTTGGTAAAAAACTTGAAGAAGGCAATTATATTACTATAAATTATATTTCTTGCAATGGAGATAGTGCAAATGGCGTAAATCAATTCCAATTTTCTGGAAAATTAACTTATATACGTAATTCTAACGAGTATACAGTTACAACTGGTATATCTTTACTTACAACAGGGATAACTGCTCAAGGTGGAGAGGTAATTGAGAGTGTAGACTCGGTTAAAAAGTTTGCACCACGAATTTATGCGTCTCAAAACCGTGCTTTAACTGCAAATGACTATGAAACATTGATTCCTTCCAAAATTTATCCCGAAACAGAGTCAATTTCTGTTTTTGGAGGCGAAGAATTAGTTCCTCCACAGTATGGTAAGGTCTTTATTAGTATAAAACCAAGAACTGGTGACTTTTTACCCAACTTGATTAAAGAAAATATCAAAATGAGGTTGAAAAAGTATGCAGTTGCAGGAATTGTCCCAGAAATTCTTGATTTGAAGTATCTTTATATTGAAGTTAACTCAAAAGTCTATTATAACACTAATATGGCTCCAAGTGCAGAGTATGTTTCTACACTTGTTCAAGAAAATACAACAAAATATTCTGAATCTACTGAATTAAATCGTTATGGAGCAAGATTTAAGTACAGTAAGTTCTTATCTATCATTGATGACAGTAATGAAGCAGTTACATCCAATATTACAACTGTTCAAATGAGAAGAGACCTTCGAGTTGCTCTTAATTCTTTTGCAGAATATCAAATTGGGTTTGGAAATGAGTTTTATATTAAGAGTATGGATGGTTATAATATTAAATCATCTGCATTTAAGGTAACTGATACTACTGATGATGTTTATCTATCAGATATTCCAAATACAAATAGAGAAACAGGTTCTTTATTCCTCTTTACTCTACCTAATGTTGGATCTACTAACCCTACCATAATTAAGCGTAATGTTGGTAATATAAATTATAAAAAGGGCATAATAACGATTAACCCTATTAATATTGTAAATGGTAAATTAAAAGATGGGCAAACAATTGTTGAATTGTCTGCTTGCCCTAAATCCAATGATGTGATTGGATTACAGGATCTTTATTTGCAACTAGATATTAGTAATAGCACCTTCGATACTGTTGTTGATGAAATTGCTTCTGGATTAGACCCTGCAGCATCTAATTATGTCGTAACTTCCAGCTACCACAACGGGAACCTAGTAAGATCATAAAATGTCAGAAAAAAGAATCCAATTTAGTAACATAGTACAGAACCAACTTCCTGTGTATACACGGGATGAGTTTCCGTTAGTATCAGACTTTCTGAAATCTTATTATGAAGGACAGGAATACCAAGGTGGTCCTATTGATCTGGCACAAAATATTGATGAGTATGTTAAAGTTGGTAATATAACCAATCTCACTACTCAAGTTGGATTAAAGACTGATATAACACTTAATGATGAGACCATTGAAGTTGATATGGTTAGTTATCCTGCAGGAACGGATGGTTTTCCAAAGTCTTATGGATTGCTTAAAATTGATGATGAGATTATTACATATACAGGAATTACAACCACTGCATTCACTGGATGTATAAGAGGATTTTGTGGAATAACCTCTTATAAAGCAGAAACCAAGCCAGATGTATTGGTATTCAATTCAAGCACCTCTGAAGGGCATATAGCGGGGTCTAGGGTTGAAAATTTAAGTTCTTTGTTCCTCAATGAATTTCTATTAAAAACTAAAAATCAATTATTACCTGGTTTAGAGAATAGAAGTCTTTCTTCTAACCTAAATCAGAACCTTTTCATTAAACAAGCAAAAGATTTTTATTTAAGTAAGGGTACTGATAGATCTTTTGAAATTCTGTTCAAAGCACTCTATGAAGAAGACGTAAGAATCGTAAAACCAAGAGATTATCTCTTTACACCTTCTAATGCTAACTATAGAATTACAAATGACCTTGTAGTTGAGGCAGTGGAAGGAGATCCTGCGGAATTAGAGAATTCTACATTATTTCAAGACAAGTATGGAGATATTACAGAAAAAGCATATGCTCCAGTTACTAAAGTAGAACCAATTCAAGTTGGTGCAGGAAAAACTTTCTATAAATTAAGTTTTGATGCTGGTTATAATAGAGACGTTAGAGTAGATGGTTCAATATATGGAACATTTGTTGTACATGATAAAACAAGAGTTATAGGAGGAGTTGCTGCTGG